TCATACGGTAATAGATATTCTAAATATTTACCACTTTCATATAACCATTCAGCATCCAAATAAAATAGATTTTGTTTTATGTTATTTTCTCTACAGAACTTTTCAGAGTAATATAAGTCGGTAATGTTTAAAGCAATACCTTTAAATTGAATTACCATAGTCATAATTTCAAATGGAATATTATTCTTAATTAAAGATATAAGAATCAGTTCACTATCAACACCGCCGCTATATAATAACTCTACTGGGCTACTTGGGCGATCAACTAAATGGTCAACAAAAATATCATCCAAGTTTCTACCCGGTTCAAATTGACATTCTGTTAATTCCGTAGTAAAATGATTACTATCTAGGATATGTTTTTTATACCCATTTAACCCGGTAGACCACTGCAATAATTCTGACATATTAATATTTAGTGGCTAAACTAAATAAGCGTATATTTACAATATCGTATAAATACACAAAAGAGAACACCATAATATGCTACACTTCATCACAGACCTAACACACAAACTATTATCATTTATTAAAGACGATCCAGTTAGACCAGAAATACCTACTGATTTTAGAGTTAGTAATGGTAGAATGGTTGCGGCATTATCTGATAATGAAGAAGATCCAGAAGCAATAGTATGTGTTAGTTTCCACGATTTTGTTCCAGCGGGTGTAGATGATTTATCTAATGTATCCGAGGTTCCAACTACCGCAGTGTTCTATACTATATGGAGTTATAAAGCCGGTAAAGGCCGTGATTTATTAATACAAGCGGTAAAAGGTATTCAGGAGCAATATCCTAGTGTAAATAGATTTGTAACATTAAGTCCTAAAACAGAAATGGCAAGAAGATTTCATTTAAAAAATGGTGCTATTATATTCCGTGAGAATGTAGAATCCATTAACTATGAATATACTAAAACAATAAGTGAGTAATATTATGGCAAAAGAAGTTAAAATGGTTAGTACTAGTGAAGAAGTAGAACAAATAGAAAATAGTGCATTATTAGCATGTGATTTTATATATGATACATTATTACCATTATTAGAAGAATTTGAAAATAGTAATGACGATCCTGATTATATTCCTGGTGTTGCTACTCACGGATTATTTGTGGCATTAATACAAGAATTAGCCGATTTGGGATATACTCAAAAAGACTTAAATAAAGAAATCAAAACTTATATGAATACCTCTGTAGGGGAAGTAGTACACTAATACTTAAGTACTACATTTTTTACAAACAAAAGTACTCATTTTGCCCCCTCAGGGGCTTCAAAATCGCTAGAATATTCAGGAATACACTCTGATACACTTCTAGCGATTTTTGCCAATATTTGACAATAAATGGATATCCGTGTATAATTCATCTATGAACTCAAAAATCGTCCGCAAACGTAGAACTGATAGAAATCAAGTGATTTACTTTATCCAAGATACAGTAACACTTGAGTACTACATCGGCTTAACTGCATTGTCATATAAAGGCAATGTGTTTTTGACACTACGCCGTCGTATGCAAAAACATATGCAACGTGCTATGACTGAAAACAAAAATTGGGGTTTGAGTCGTGCCTTGCGTGAGCGTGGTGCTGAACGTTTTATATTTGGAAAGTTGGAAGTTATTCGTGGTAAGCGTCCTGCTCACGCACGTGAGACAGAATTGATTAACACATTACAACCAGCATTGAATACATTTGGAGTAAAATAATGAATAAAAAAATTGAAGATTTGATGTATCATTCAGGACTAACCGCACAAGGATGTTGGGATGAAATGGATGAATACGACCGTAAGGCTATTGAAAAGTTTGCTGAATTGATTGTGAAGGAATGCGTAACAATTATGACTGATGCCAGTGATTCCAAATTGCGACTTAGTGATGCTATTTGGAATACAAAAATACATTTTGGAGTAAAATGAAAGTAAACGATATATTGCAATGGTCGGGAGCGTTGTTTGTAATTATAGGACACGTTTTTAACTCAATAGGTCCTAGTGTTTATCCCTACAACATTGTAGCATTTACATTAGGTACTGTTGCGTTTTTAGCGTGGGCTAGCCGTGTAAAAAATAGCCCACAGATAGTTGTCAATGTAGTTTCAATGGTTACTTGTTTAATAGGATTAGCTAACGCTTGGAGATAAAATGAACAAATTAATTAAAAATGGAAAAGTGGCTATATTGTATAGCCCAGGCTTTGGTGCAGGTTGGTTCACTTGGAATCCTGGTATGCCTGAACTTATTTTTGAACCTGCCATAGCACAATTTGTATTGGATGAAAAGTTTGATGAACTACAAACTTATGTGGCATTGAAGTATCCTCAAATATACGATGGTGGTATGATGGACTTAGAAGTTGCTTGGGTACCCGAAGGCACTGAGTTTAAAATAAATGAATATGATGGAGCCGAATCTGTTGAAACAAAAGATGAAATAGGTTGGTTAGTAGCGTGAGGTATATTACTAATAAGTATAAGTCAGTCATTCTTCCATACGAAGAAGGTATGTTAGAATGGCTGCACGAAACCTATCCACATAGCTGTTATTATATTGTAGAGGTGTAAATGCTATAAATATCTTTATGGACTTTTGGGACATTTTACACTTGCACAAACAAAAAATATTTGCTATACTAGCTATAGTGACTGTGTTGTATTGGTTGCATGTTCCTGAAGAGGAACCTGCTGAATCGGATATCACACATAAGGATAAATGCGAATTAATTATTAAAAACTCAAATGAACTCCATAAAAACATTATTGAAAACTGTAAAAAACTTTTGAAAGACGAAGATGAAATTGAATGAAGTAAACGAAGCATTGGATCACAAAATTACCGGTGGTAGTGAGTATCAATGGAACTGCTATCCAGACGGTAGATATTTAGATTATGAGAGCGACTTTGCCCACGTGTCTGTATTGTATAGTACCGTGGATCAAACTATATACCAAGCTGAAGTTTCGGTTAAACGTGAAGCTTGGGATGAAGATAAAAAACCATATCGTTGGTTGAATCCTGATTACAAAGATGCTTTATATAAAGAATCAAAAAAACGTAAAGTTGATACTGACATAGCGTGGGATGATGTTAAGTGGATTGATTTAGAAATGGCAGAAGATTTCCTAGAGAAGGCTACTGCTATTTTCAATGGAGAAGAATATGATACCCGTGTTCAAATACCAATTGATATCGATGATGATTTGGTATTAAAATTATCTATGGAAGCACACAAACGTGATATCACACTAAATAAGATGATAGAGATTATCTTACAAGAGATGATTGAACATCACCGTGTCAACGGAACACTAGCCTAAAACGTTATATAAGTATAGCAGGAGATTGTATGAAAAAGATTCTAGTAGCATTGTCGCTTTTAGCACTAACTGGGTCAGCAATGGCACAACACTATCATGGTTACGGCTTTCGTCATCATAATTATCACGGCCCACGTGTTATCTACCGTGACAATTGGATTGCTCCTGCAGTTGGCGCATTGATTATTGGCGCGGCAATCAATGAAGCACACAATCGTCACGTACAAACTCAAGTGGTAATTCAAAACCCCAATGTGCAACTAGGACAAGTTTGTACACCTTGGACTGAAACACAGAACTCAGATGGAACAATAACTAGGACACGCACGTGTAATCAATGACCAAATTATTTGACCAAAACGGTTGTTATTATATCGTTCATAGTGTATAATATATTATGAACGATATTTTTTATGGTATTTTTTCGTGGATAAAAGATGACTTTAAGTCTAATAGAATTCGCTTTGTTGTTGAGCTTCTTGCTTGGGCTATTAGCATTGGTTCCAGTATTGTTATGGCACTCACAGTCCCCACTCCACCGCTTCTGGCTCTTTATCCCATTTGGATCCTTGGCTGTGCTATGTATGCTTGGGCTAGTTATACTAGGAAATCTTTTGGCATGCTCGCTAACTATATTCTGTTGACCACGATTGATAGTATAGGACTAATAAGGATGTTAATGTGATAAACAAAATAGAAAAATATAAAAAATACTTTGCTTTTGAAGGCAAAGCTTCTCGTAGTGAATATTGGGGTGTGTACTTGATTGGAGTACTATTGTTAATGTTGGTTGGCTTACTTGGAGCAATGATTGCATTGATAAGTACACCCTTTACGTTAGTGTTGATAGGCTTTATTGGATGGATTTCTGCACTTGCAATAATTTGTGTAGGTGCTATATTAGCATTTTGGATGTGGATTGCTACTGCTGTTAGACGTTGTAATGATGCCGGAATCAATTCTTGGTTTGCAATAACGATACTATTACCCACACCACTAAATCTAATACCATTTGTTGTTTTTGGTTGTTTACCCTCGGAGAAAAAAATAGATGAACATCAGTACTGAATTCACAGATAAAGATTGGGACAAGTTTACTACTTGGTTAAATCAAATGCTACGCATTGGCCCTGCTACTGTTACATTTACTAAAGCAGATGGAACCGATCGTGTAATGAAATGTACGTTAGAAGAAGATAAACTTCCCAAAGTTGAAATCAAAGAGGACGCAAAGCCTCGAAAAGAATCAACTACTAGTATGCGTGTGTTTGATTTAGAAAAGAATGAGTGGCGTAGCTTCACTATTAAAAAAGTAAAACAAGTTAATATCTCTATACCATGAATGACTTTGAGCAAGGTAACATTCACTATATGGCTAAAGAATATCACGAAGCCAGTGAATGTTATAAAAGATTTTTGCAACAAGAACCAAACAATTATATAGTATGGCATAACCTTGGTATTACACTATCACAACTAGGTCAAGATATAGAAGCATTAAAATGTTTTGAATTACCGTGTAGTCATAACTATGTAGAAAGTTGGTTAAGTCGAGGAACTGCATTACGCAGTTTAGGACAGTACCGTGAGGCACTAATCACATTTGCACACACTTTTGCATTAGACCCAAAACATTCAACCGCATATAGTAATTACGGCAACACGTTACGTGAGTTTGGATTACCTGAACTTGCTATTACCTTTTTACAAATAGCACAAGAGTTAACACCAGGCAACGTCAATTATGAATTAAACGAATCAGTCAGTCACTTAATGAAGGGTGATTTAGTTGAGGGTTGGAAAAAGTATAACGCACGTTGGTACTATCAAAGTGATATAAGCCTGAAGCCAGAATTGCCTGGACCAGAGTACGACGGCTCACAGGACATTGTAGGTAAAAAAGTTCTTGTATATTATGAACAAGGCTTTGGAGATAGTATTCAATTCATTCGTTTTGCAAAACAATTAAAAGATAAAGGTGCAGAAGTAACAATTATAACTAAACCACAATTGTATGATTTGTTTAAGTACAACTTACCTGAATTAACTGTACTAAATGCCGACGCACAGATACCGCCATATCATTACCACGTTGCATTGATGGATCTACCAAAATGCTTTGGTACAACGATTGATACGATACCTTATCCTACTCCTTACTTAGATGTAGATGAAGGTATGAAACAATTTTGGAAAACAAAGTTAGGACCTAAAACAAAGAAACGCATTGGTTTATTGTCTAGTCCAAATAAGATTGCATTCATATCTCGCTTCCGTAGAATTGAATTGGAACAACTACTATCAATAGTAAGTGATGACTATGAATTTGTCAGCTTATCATACGAAGTAGATGAAAAGATTTTAGAGACATTGGTAAAATATAATGTCAAAACATTCCATGAAGATTTAGTTGGCTTTTATAATACAGCCGGATTGATTAGTCAAATGGATTTAGTAATATCAATCGATACAGTCATCCCTCATCTAAGTGGTGCAATGGGTACCCCTACATGGGTAATGCTAAGTGACTATGGTTGTGATTGGAGATGGTTTATGAATCGTAATGACAGTCCGTTCTATAGCTGTATGAGACTATTCCGTCAAACAAATGGTACTTGGGAAACTGTAATTGAAACTATCAAACAGGAATTAAAACTTTTGGGTTGACAATAAATAGATTTTCTGCTATAATACTTGTATTATGAAAAAAGAACTATTGTCATTCACCGTTAAAGAACCCAAACACAGGGCCCATCGTGTTCTTTTCTGTGAGAACACTCCCTTCAAACCTAAGGTTGTACAATCTAAAAAGGGCAACTACACCCGTAAATCCAAGCATCCAAAATTTGACAATAATTCTGATATCTGATACAATACTTGTATTGAAACTTAGAAAGGAAATTCAATATGTCTCAAAAGACACAAGCACTTGCACAAACAGCAAAAGAGTTGGTACTATTGTTAACTGCAGGGGTCGCAACAGCGTACCTTCTTACAATGATTCCGGCAACAGCTATCCCATATATTGGTATCACTTTTGTTATTGGTATGTTGGCATACCTACTGTATAACATCAACCTCGGTCGCATCCAATACCGCAAACATTTAGAAGACCTTGACAATTCTTTGAAAAATATCAAAAAATAAAAGGTTGACAATAAATCAATTTGGGTATATAATAGAATCTTAGACAGTCAAATAAAGGACATAAAATGCGTACACAACAAGTAGTTTCTGGTATGAATAACAGCCAAAAGATTCGTTTTATCATTGACGGATTTGGTATGTATTGCAAGGTTTCTGATATTGAGAACTTTGCTACCAGCTCACACCGTGTTGCAGTTATTTCGGCTTTGCAACATTTGCAATGCTCCCGTGATTTAGCCAAGAGTTGCGGCAAAAAAGAGATTCCAGTAGGCTACGGAACTCGCAGTAATTTCCAAGGTGTGGATCACGATGTACAGGTTAACATTGTCTAAAATTTGACAATAAATGGGTTTGGGTATATAATAGAGTCTTATTCAGTCAAAAGGAGTTTTTATGAACATCAAGCAAATTAATACTGCTATTATGCAGGGTGACTTCACTAACGAAGAATTGAATAGCATCGGTGATGCAATGCGTTTTGCCCGTGCCCAATTAGTGGTGCGTAACAAATCAGCATTGACAGTTGGATCTAATGTTAAATTCACTAGTTCAAAGCGCGGTGCAATCTCCGGTGTTGTGAAAAAAATCAATCGTAAATTTATTATTGTAGATGAGCCGGCTAACTTCCGTAGTTGGAAAGTGCCCGCTAATATGTTGGAGGTTTTGTAATGAGTAAAATGGCAGATTTATATATGGAGATCGAGGAAATGCTTGAAAAGGGCACACATCCTGCAACTATCTCCGCGGTACTTGACGTTCCGGTCTTTTTTGTATACGATGTAGTAGAAAGTATTCATTCTGAGACTGAGGAATTGAGTCCTTTTAGGACAATAAACTCGTAAAAAAGGTTGACAATAAATCAATTTGGGTATATAAT